CTGTAGCTCGTAAGTCTTTAGCGTAGTTTAAGTCTGCTACAGTACCTGTGAAACCGTCTAGCTTATTCAACTCTGCAGTTGTCGCTGTAACGCCATCTAAGATGTTTAACTCAGCAGTACTACCTGTGTAGCCGTCTAGCTTATTAAGCTCTGCTGTAGACGCTGTAATTCCGTCTAACGTGTTTAATTCAATAGTTGTAGCTGTAAGACCATCTAATAAGTTTAACTCGGCTGTAGAGCCTGTGAAGCCGTCTAGGCTGTTTAGTTCTGTAGCGGACGCAGTGATTTCCACTCCATCAATACGGAGCGTAGCTGCATCTAAATCTGTAGGGTTTGTGGACAGCTCAATGACTGTACCATCGGACTGCTTAGTGAATAAACGCTTGTCTTCAAGGTTTACTGCTAGTTCACCAACGGCTAAATCGCCTGCTAAAGGGATTGCTGAGGCTGTGGAGCTTCTTTTGATTGTTATCGTAGTCATTACTTGTCCTGTTTTGGATGTGTATATGTATGAAATTAACTTTATAATAGAGCCTCCGAAGAAGCCCTATGAAAAGCTAACTAGCCTACGCAGGTAATGCGATAAGTACACCTGCTTCTGGACGGTAAACGTCTAAGCCGTATAAAGTATCAGCAGTATACAAGGTTGCTAAGAACTCTTGCTTGTACTGAGTCTGTGAACGTACAGCCATTTGCTCGCAAAGAACCATAGCGTCACGGTGCATTAAGATACCACCTTTAACACCAGTTTCTAAGACTGGACAGTTAGTAGACACGTATACGTCAATACCGTACAACGTACCAATCTGACCATTCTGTACTGAACGACCATCTACGAAGTCTGAAGAGTTATAACGGTCAATACCACGGATTTCGTTAACAGCACTAGGCGGAATAACTAGAACTCGTGAGTCCATAGGAACGTTGTTGTCGTCTAAGATTTGAATAAGGTCACGGAAACCTTTGTCATTAAACGCACCAACATCAGCAGTACCATCAGCGTCATATGCTTCAGCAGCACCAGAAGTAGTGTTGAACTGGAAAGCACCAGAGTGAACGAAAGAACTACCATCGCCATCACCGAACTTCTTCACAAGAGCGTGTAGGTCATTATCAATCTTAGTTGCTAATGCGTAACCTGCGTCGTCTGTGTAGAACTTACGTAATGAATCAAACGCTTGAACATCAGTGATGTCTTCAATAAGACGTGAGTATTCAAAGTGGTTGTTAATAGTGATGACTAATTCATCGTTAGCATCCTGTTGGATAGTAACTGTATCGGCTGCTGCTTTAGCACTTGCTTCGCCACGGGTAGGCTTAGGAATGTGCATAGTGTCGCCTTTCTTGCCTGTCATAGGCATCTTCTGTACTAGGTTAGCTAGAACTAAAGATTTCTTATAAGCCGCAATGACCTCATCAGACCACAATTCTGGGATAAAATGAGTTGCATTAGCTTTAGTAACTGTGTTACTGGTTGAAGGTGTTAAGTTTGCCATTAGAGTATTTCCTCAATAAAATTAAAAGTTATTTGACTCGACCTTCAGCATAGGCTTGGCGTATCTCGCCTGCTAGTGCCTGATAGCGCTGTGGGTCTTTTGCCATTAGTTCTACAATATCTGCACGTCTGTAGACTTTACGTGAAGGACGTTCTCCGCTACCACGAGCATTGCCTGTGGATGCACTCTTTACGGCTTGCTTACGAGCTGTAGTCTCTTGGGTCGTCGCTTGTTTTACCATGCTCTGACGTTCTTTCCATAGACTAAATAACTCATCAGCACTGTCGTAATCAAATGCATCAGCATTACGTAGTAACTGTGTACGTACCTTAGATTTCCCTACCCACTCAATGAAGCCTTTATCAGCTACAATGTTTTGAAAGTCAGGATGTTGGCTCTTTAGTTTTGCAACAGTTTCTTGTTGCGCTAAACGTGCCGTAGCTTCTCGACTCTGTTTAACCGAAGGGTGGTTTTCTAACATCTTGCTGATAGCTTCTTTAGGGTTCTCAAAGAAGTCTAAATCATCAAAATCTTCCTCTACGGGTGCAGGGGCTTGTTGTTGTTGTGTGACGGTTTGTGCTCGTATGAAGTCATCAACTACCTTACGTAACTCACCTACTTCCTGTGATTGCTTGCCCAGTAGCTTCTCAGCGTTCTGATGCATTGCAACTATATCTTTGACGTCCTTGCCTTGGTATTTGTCCGGAATATCCTCTAAACTACCTTGGTTATTGTCTGGTTCGTTCTGTTCAGCATAATCCTCATATCGTGTCTCTTGAGGTTGTTCCTGTTCTACAGGGGTCTCAAGTTCATCAAATTGAGTTTCTTCGTTGTAGTCTTCTGTGCGACCATCGTTGGTATTTGCCATTTATTGTATCTCCGTACTATAATAGTATTGTGGAAAAGTATACTTAGTCTCTCTAGCCCACGAGTTTAACTAAGCGTTAGTTGCTGATTCGTGACCTTGCTCAATGAAATGTTCAAAGTTTAGAATCATACGTATAATGGAAAGTTCACCTTGTGTTCTATACAGGTCTTTCTCATTGGTTAAATAACCTATGTCATAGGCTTCAGCACGGTCCTCAAGCTCCTCAATGAACTGGGACCATCCTGGGCTTCCGAATAGGTCAAAAAAGTTGTTATAATAGAGTTCTTCGTCTTTAGTCATGTTATCCTCCTAGGCACAACCGTAGTTTAATATACCCCTATTATACCATATTTTTAGCCTTTTGTCAAGTATTATTCACTCATTGGAGGAAGTTTTTCTTGACTTTGTGGTTGATTTGTGATAGGCATCTCAGCACGTCTAGCATTGTTTATCTTTTCGCCTACCTCTACGTCCTGACGTTGCTTCTTAAGTTGTAACTCAGCTATACGCATACGTTTCTCAAACTCTTTGTCATCAGCATCTCCTTTGTCAATATTTGTACTGACAGCTTTAATGCGTTGAGTCTCTGCGTTATATTGTTCAACCTGCGCTTCAACATTGTACTTTTGTGCTCTAGCGTTAGCTTCGGCTGCCTGTGCTTGTAACGCAGCGGCTGTAGCCTGTTCCTTAGCCATTTGTACCTGAGCCATTTGTTGTTCCATCTGCTGTTGCATCTGAATCATTTGTTGTTGCTGAGGGTTAGGCTGTGCGGCTTCACGCATCTTAGCAATCATTTCCTCACGCTTAGACAAGTTCATATTCTCTACGATACTTTCAATAAGCATAGGATACATAGGACTGTCCGCAGGCATAGTCTGTAATAGTTGTACTAACTGTGTGACCTCATATTCACGAGCAATAATACCTAGGCTTGACGTAGGAATAAACTTAAAGTCCTGCGCTTGGTATAACTCAGGAACAAACTGCATGTAACGCCAAGCTGTCTTCTGAATCATTGGAATCAGGAACATCTCTTGGAAGTTAATAAGAGTGCGTTTATGTCTCTTAATGATGGCACCTAGGGACATACTAATGCCTGCCGCAGTTGCCTCACCGTTGACACCTCCAGACACACCAGAGGAATCTACAGCGCCTGTGGCCTGTTGTACCATCTGTTCTAACTGTCCTGCTTGAGCAAAGGTTACCTGACCGACCTGACCAAAGTTAAATGGTTGTAGGACTTCAGCAGGGTTACCGTTAGTCAAGAAGATTTTACCTGGACGTATCTCAGGCTTCATGCCTCTAGGAAGCCGTGAGGCGTCCACAGCCATCATAGGATGTATAGTTAATGCTAATGCATCAATACGTGCTCTAAGTTCCGTGTCGAGGGCTTTCTGGCTGTTGTAGCCCTTCTCACAGACACCACGACCCCAGAATCTATTTGGTATGACATCCCAAGGGAATGCAACCACTGGACGGTCCTGCATCATATAAGGGTTTTCTTCGACCTTAACTAGCTGACCATTAGCTATGACAACAATGGCTTCAATATAAGCACTATCGTTATCTTCATCATCACTTAGAGCTACAGCTTCTTCGCCTTCCTCTAGTTCTTCTTCCATTGCTTCATTAAACATGTCTCTTGGTACTAAACCGTAGTACTTAATAAGACGTACTTTGTCCTCTGGGAATGACGCTAGTTCTCTGTCTGGCTCAATGTCCGTATCTGTGTATGCTTCGCCTAGCTCTACGTCACGGTAGACACCTTTTTCAATTAACTGTTCTACCTGATGCGTAGGTACAAACTGGTCTATAGCTACACCTAAGGCTTCCTCTACGGAAGTAGCCACAGGGTCAATAAGGAAGTTCTGTGGTAACACAGGATTCAGTTTGACAACAAAACGTTCCTTAATACTAACACCTACAGCCTGCATAGCGCCTTCCATAATAGGCTGAGACGCAGGGACCATCTCTTTGGTCTCTTCAATGACTAATTCACCAATGCCTGTACCATAGATAGCAGCATTAAGGACAGCCTCTGCGACAGTCTTACGTGTCTTAGTGAACTTAAAGTCCTCCATAAGCTGTGCTTTAAGTTGTTCTATATCTACTTTATTTGGGTCCTGTACGTCATCACGTATGTCAAACCAGTTGCCACGTCCAAAGGTAGCCTCTTCGACCTCAGCGACACTGGACTCTACAGCCTGTTGTAACGCAGGGGCTATGAGCTTAGAACGCTCAGAGTCACGCATAGTGTCACTACCGTCCCAAATACCACGCCAGAGACGGAAGTATTCCTCATGTTTGTCTTGATAGTTAGACTCGTAGTGGTCACGCCAGTCTTCACATTTAGACATGACCCATTGTTCTAAACCTTGTGAGTCAAAGTTAATGCTTTCATCATTCATATATTAATATCCTGTGAGGTAATCGAGAGGCTCGTAGTCCTCATCTAAGTCTAATAAATCTGTGTTGTACGAGACAATAGCTAGTTGGTCTATGTAAGCCAAGGAGTCTATTAAATCGTCATGTACTAAGTGATTAGGGAATTGAAACAACTGGTCCAAGAACTCTCCGTTCCAGTCTCCTTTGTTTATTGACACTTGACCATTCTCAAAGCGTCCCTGTAACGCCCAGACAATCCTGTCGGTTTTCTTTTGGTTACCGTGGGTTAGTTCCTCTATTCTAAAGAAACGGCTCTTACGCTTCATTAGGTCCATTAATGGAGACATAACAGCTTGCTTTGCGATACCTCTTTCGATACCTACGCTCACTGGTCTGTATTTCTCTACAGCAGCAAATATCTTCTCAGCGGTCTTGTCCAAGGTCCATCGTCCGTAGATAATCTCTTTTATCCACCAACCGTGTTCCGAGACTTTAACCACAGATATTGCAGTGTTATCCAAGCGTTTGTTCTTCTTGGACGTAGAGCTTGTATCAACGAATCCTGCTAAATCTATAGCGATATAGTAGTCACCTACCTGAGGCTCTTCCTCGTCAAACTGTACCCATTCCTCTTTGAATATCTCTGAGCCTAGGGCTTCAAAGCTAGACATAAACTCTTGTCTAAACGCATGGCTAGACATAGACTTCTTGGCTAACTCTATCTCTGAGGGGTCTAGGGTTTCATTATCGTATGACGTAAAGTGCCAACCTTCAAAGGACTCATCTTCACCTTTGGTAGCATATACGAATAAATCATAGAAATGATTACGTCCCTTAGGCGTACCAATGAATAGACAATCGCCTTTCCTATCGGCTAGGGCAGGTCGTAGGATTTCCTCGAATACCTGTTGCTTAACATCGGCATATTCATCTAAGACTAAATACTCAAGACTGACCCCACGCATTGTGTCTGGCCTATCGCCACCCTTTAGGGATATACGGCTACCGTTGACTAACTTAAACTCCATATTATTGACATGCTTAGATGCAATCACTGGATACGCTAGTTCCTCTAGTAATCCCCACATGATGTCCCTAGCCTGTCCCTGTGTAGGCGCTACGTAGAACACGGTACACTTAGGTGCTTGAAGTGCTCTGATAATCATAGTCCATGCGGCTAATCGTGATTTACCACAACGACGACCTGCAGCTACAACCTTAAAGCGAGCATCGGAAGCCATGACAGTCTGTTGCCAGTTCAGTAGTTTGACATCAAGTTCCATTATATAACTTCCTTATAGTGTCACTGACTTCTTTTATTCTATCTTTAATTTGTTTAGGAGTGTTAGGGTCTAGGTATTCCTTATGGTCTAGGAACTCTTCAGCCGCCTCTAGGTACCTATGCTCATTGAACAACCTACGGAACTTAGGAGACTGTTGTATGTCCCCACGATAGAAAGCTGACATAAGAACACATCGCATGTCCTTAGTTAACAGAGGATAGCTAGGAATAAACTTAGCCGTTAGTTCCTTCTCTAGGAAGTCAAAGGATTCTTTGTAGGACATAAACATAAACTTACCTGTTTGACCTACGCCTTTAGTTTTGATACCTTTGTGGTCCAAATACTCACCATCGACATACCCTTCCTTTAGGACAACATAGCGTTGCTCAGGGGTCAATGGCCCTTCTTTTTTCTTTACTGCGTTTACTGCGGCATTGCCGTGGAGTACTTTAGTCATGACCATAGTATCCTTCTTCTATTAAGTAAGACCAAGCCTTAGATAAAACTAAAGGACTGTCCTTAAGTAAACCTATAGCTGTGTTACAGTCATTACATAAAAGACCTCTTACCTTGCCAGTCTTGTGGTTATGGTCTACGTAAAATCTTCCTGCTTTACTCTGGCCTTTAGGGTCTGTTGTTTGACATATCTTACAAC